AAAAATATTCCGATTTGGAAAAAACAATAAAACTCGTATTGGATCAAAATAAAAGAAATTCAGAAGAAAGAGATCGTAGAAAGAATACGATAGATGAAAACATCACTAGAATTGAAAAACAATTAACCGAAATTACGGATAGAATATCGATATACAAGATAGAAGATGTTCAACAAAACAAAGAAAAGTTGAAGAAACTGGAAGATAAAAACAAAACCAAAAATGATGAAAATCAACAGATTGTTAAAAAATGTACCGAGATTTTAACAGAAATTAAAATTTTAAAATCAGATCTATCGAAAATAGGAACAGACGAAGACGAGTGTCCGGTTTGCATGAGAAAAGTCACAGTGGATGATTTAGATCACATTGAACAGAGAAAGAGTGAAATCCGTTCAACAATTGAGCAAAAAAGCACAATTCTTGAACAAGAATTATATAAGAAGCAATCAGAATTGAAATCTGAAATATCTTTAATAGAAAAAGCAATTACACTATTGAAAGACGGAATAACAAAAAATACACTTACGATTCAAAAGAAACAAAACGACGAAGAGAAAAAAGAATATTTTGAAAAACAGTTGGAAAAGGAAAAAACATCATTAACCGAACTTCAAAACTTCAAAGAGGAAGAATCCAAGAGTGTCGATGGCATTAAAAATGATCTTTTGAAACTTGGGGAAACATTGGACGAATTGAAGAAAAGATTCAAAGTTTTGGATAATGTCAAGTTCGTCTTATCTGAAGAGGGCGTTAAAAGCTATGTTGTGAAGAAAATATTAGCATTGTTTAATTCAAAGATAGCTTTTTATCTGAAAGAATTAAATGCTAATTCTATCATAACTTTCGATCAATATTTTGAAGAGGAAATAAAAAACGAGAGAGGTAAGCCGACTATGTATTTCAACTATAGTGGGGCGGAAAGAAAGGCTATAGATCTCGCTGTAATGTTCGCATTTATCGATATGCTGAAGATGCAAACGAATGTTTACTACAATGTTCAATTTTACGATGAGCTTTTAGACACAAGTTTAGATTCAGCTGGAGTCGAAAATGTCGTAAGATTGTTAAACGATTTCGTGGAGAAGTATTCTTATGGCATTTATGTGATTTCCCACAGAAAAGAATGTTCAAAACTAGCCAATGGGGAGGTTGTTTATTTGGAGAAAACAAACGGAATAACCAAAAGAATTCCCCTAGAAACCACTTGATTTTGACGTAACATAAAATTAATAACACTATGATTCAAATTCCTAACAGTCAATTCACATCCCCTCTTTTGAGGAACTCGATGCAGTTCACGCATATTGGGAACAATCTAAAAACAACGAAAAACGAAGATATAACTCCACCTGAAAATCACCTGCCAAGAGTGATTCAATATTACGCTGACTATAGCGGATGTGGTTTTTGGAGAATGATTTGGCCAGAGCATTTGCTCAATGCATTTAACATGTTCACGGTTCATGGAACTACGGTTATGAACTTGGATCCTCGCTCATATATTAATACCAAGGTCGTTAGAATTCAAAGACAAGCTACAAGTCATCAATTGAAATTTGTTCAATTCTTAAAAGAACTCTCAAAAGAAGTTGGTTTCCGAATTATATATGAAATCGATGATCTTGTTTTTTCAGAAGATATCCCAGATTATAACAAATATAAACCCGCATTTACCGATCCTCAAATTAGAAAAAACTGCCAAGATATAATGCTTCTTTGTGATGAGATTACAGTCACGAATCAATTCATGAAGGATTACTATATGGAGAAGACTGGTCACAAAAGCGTGACAATTATTCCCAATTTCCCTCCAAAATTTTGGCTAGGGCATTTCTACGACGAGAAGCAGATATCGTCCAATTATGACACTTACAAAAAGAAGCCAAGAATCCTTTATGCTGGATCTGGAGCACATTTTGACGTTGATAACAGGGTTGGTCAAAAAGACGACTTTGCGCACGTTGTAGATATTATTGCAAAAACCGTGGATAAGTACCAATGGGTATTCCTTGGAGCATATCCTCTTCCTTTGACAAATTTGGTGAAGTCTGGAAAAATAGAATTCCATCCTTGGCAAAATCTCTATCAGTATGGTGAGAAGATCAAAAATCTTAGGATCAACATGATGGTCGCTCCTTTGCAAAATAACAATTTCAACAAATCCAAATCCGATTTGAAGCTTGTGGAGGCAAATGCATTCGGGATCCCAATCGCTTGCCAAAATCTTTGCACATATCAAAACGCTCCATTTAAATTTGATACAGGAGAAGAAATGGTTTCTGTTATTGATGATGTTCTAAGCAAAAAAGGACGTTATATGAATATCAGCGCAAAGGCTAGAAACGAAGCAAACAAGCGTTGGCTGGAAAACGGAGATAATATTGAATGCTATGCTGAATTGTTCAAATATCCTCACGGACACCCAGATAGAAAAGTCTTGAACGCTATCAACGGTATAATTGCTTGATAGCGAAAAGAATCGATGGATAAGTAAAATATGTTAAAATTGGATACCACCAATACAATCCAAAAATAAACATAAAGACAAGTCCGACAATTAAAGACAACCAAAAGCTCATGCATACCCAGCATGATAAAAGCGTAGATAGAACTTCACTTTTGATTGCAATTAAATCGAGCAGATCATCCAAGGTGTAAATATCATTTCTGTTCAAGAATAATTTGCCTATAGAATTAGCAATAGGAGAATAAAACCATAGTATCAGAATACTATTGACGATCAAAAGACCAGACGTATAAATCCAAATCATTTTCCAATTAAATTTTTAATTCTAGATATGAATGTGTTTTTAAGATTTCTCTCGGCACAAGGACTACATCCACTTTTTACTTTTATAGAATCCAATGTTCTTGTGTATTCTTTTCTAAGATTTTCACAATCTGGGATTTCTTGTGGACATGGGTCCAGTGTATTGAAAAATTGTCTTGCAATCTCTTCCATAAGGGATATTATTATTTAATAATCGATGTATAGAAATCTATCTTACAACCCAAAAGAGCGTTGCATGAATCTCTTTACTTGGGATACAAGCGGAAAAAGAATTAAAGCGGAATGTTCATATAGACCATATATCTATACAGAAACAAATGGAACACATGATGCTATCAGTCTACTCAATACGAAACTAAAGAAAAAATCATTCAATACTCAATATGATAGATTGAAATACATTAAAGAAACAGATAACGTTAGAATATTTGAGAACCTCAGTGTATATCAACAATTTCTGGTTGATATGTTTTATCAAGAATATGAGAAGCCTGAATTCATTCAGCATCCTTTGAAGATTTTCTATTTGGATATTGAGGTTTATTCTAAAGATGAAGGCTTTCCCCACCCAGATCAAGCAAATGCCCCAGTTAATGTTATCACGATATATGATACATTGAGTCAGATGTTTCATGTTTGGGGAACGAAGGCATATGCACCTAAACATCCAAATGTAAAATATAGCCATTGTTCTTCCGAAAAACAGCTACTGACTAAATTTTTGGAATTTGTAGAAAAGGATCACATGGATGTCCTTTCAGGATGGAATAGTAAGTTTTTCGATATTCCGTATCTTGTTAATAGAATCGGTAAGATCTGCGATGAGAATGAAGCTACAAGGCTTTCTCCGACAAAAAACATATATAGTAGAACCGAGTTTAATAAATTCGGAAAGGAAGAGAAAGTTTGGGTATTAGATGGTGTTTCTAGCATCGATTACATGGATGCCTATAAGAAATTTTGTCTAGATCCTAGAGAAAATTATAAACTAAACACGATAGCATCTGTTGAACTTGGGGAAAACAAGATAGATTATGGTGGAGGAAATCTCTCAGATCTAGCGGATACGAATTGGGAAACATTTGTTGATTATAACATTCAAGACGTTAACATTCTTGTGAAATTGGATGACGCATTAAAATATATGCCATTATTGCGTTCTCTTGCCGTCACAGGATTGACCACAATGGAAAGCGCACTGAGGAGTCTAGGTGTTATTACAGGAGCCTCCGCAATTCAAGCTAGAAAAAGAGACATCAAAATACCGACCTTTATAAGAGACCCCAACAAAATATCTAAAAACGAGGGTGCTTTTGTAAAAGAACCTGAAAGCGGAATTCACAAGCATTTAGTATCTTTCGATGCCAATTCTCTTTATCCAAATACCATGATTACTCTGAACATTTCACCAGAGACAAAACTTGGTACAATTATAGAAAAGACATCGGAACACGTTATTATAAGAGATGCTAATCATACTCAACATAAAATATCGCATCATGCTTTTGATAAATTGATTGAAAAGGAAAAGATAGCTATATCCAAGGCAAATGTTTTATTCTCTCAAAAAAGAAAAGGACTGTTTCCCGAAATTATAGACAAATACTACGAGCAACGTGTCGAAGCTGTAAAAAATCTTAAAAAAACTAAGAAGGATATAGAAGCCGAAGAAGATCCAGTCGAAAAAAGAAAACTGGAGGCCAAAGCTAGACTTTTAGATATAGATCAAAAAACAAAAAAGATTTTCTTGAATTCTGTTTACGGCGCATTCGGCAACAAATATTTTGCACTTGGAGATGACGATCTTGCGAGATCCATCACATTAACGGGTCAAGCGATTATTAATAAGGGGTCTGATATTCTCACAGAATATGTGGAAAAGAATATAGGAGAAAAAGTATCAAGAGAAGTCATCAGATATATTGATACTGATAGCTTATTCATTTCATTTGACGATATAATTGAACACAAAAATATAAAATTCTCCGAAAAAGGTAAAGTCACAAAAGAAATGTATGATATTATCGATGATACCGCGAAATATCTAAATGATGAAATCGTCAAGTGGGGAGAAAAAGAGTTAAATTCAAAAGATTGTAGATTTCTATTCAAGAGAGAAAAGATATGCGATATTGGAATGCTTTTGAAGAAAAAGCATTATATTCTACACATTTTGGATAATGAGGGAATAAAATGTAATAAATTCAAATACACTGGTGTTGATGTTGTAAAAAGCACGATGCCTAAAAAAGTTAAGCCTTATGTTGAAAATATAGCTGAGACTCTTCTTTTAACATTAGATAATGTTAAAACCAATGATGCCGTAACAAAAGCGCACGATGCATTCATTGGGCTTCCATTGGAGGAAATAGCTATCAATAAGGGAATCAAGAATTATGAAAAATACGCATCTCAATGTAGTGATTTTCAGACAGTAAAAAGTATGCCAAATCACGTTAAGGCTGCGTATTTTTATAATCTTCTTCTCGATAGATTGGATTTGACCGGAAAATATGAAAAAATCCAAAGCGGAGATAAATTAAAAATATTTTATCTCAAAAAACCAAACAAATACGGTATAGACTCCATCGCTTTCAAATATTATTATCCAGAAGAATTTAGAAACTTCTTTGAACCAGATTACGAGAAAATGTTTGAAAAGGTTATATTTGCACCAGTTCAAAGCTTCTTTGAAAGCGTTAATTGGGTCGCTCAAAAGCCGAGCGAAATGACTAAATGCGATTTGATGGATTTTTTTAAAGAATGACACTTGCTTTTTCAATTTAAAATGTTAAATTGTTACCTATGCAAGATATTAAAGTATTCATCGATCATGTCGGACACACTATTGTTGGAGAAGTTTTGGAATCAAAAGGTAACACTCTTAAAGTAAAGAATCCAGCGATTCTTATTGCTCAACCTAACAGCAATGGTCAACTTAGCGTTCAGCTTGTCCCTCAATTCTTCAAGGAATTTATTCAATTAGATAAGCGAGAAGAAGGATCAGTTTTCGACTATCCATCCGATAGGATTGTTAAATCTGAAATAGACCTTGAAGGTCGCCTCATTGAGCAATATGTAAACATGTTCCAAGTAGCAAAGAAAGAGGAAAAGAAAGAAGCTCCCACGATCAAATTGTTCGATGAGTAGGACTCTCCTCTAACATAACAATAAAAAAAAGATCCGCCAAGGTTTGACTTTGGCGGATCTTTTGTTAATATATATGTTGTATGGCTAGAACAAAAAAAGAAACCGAAGAAGAAAACATCGACACTGGTTCAATCAAGGATGCATTTAAAGTCCTAGAGGAATTAAACCCAGAGGCAACATTTTTAAGTGAGAATTCACTTTCAACTGTAAAGGAATGGATCAGCACTGGTTCATATGCACTTAACTCGATTATCTCAGGATCCCCTTTCAAGGGAGTTCCAATGGGTAGAATTACTGGTTTTTCAGGACCAAGTGGTTGCGGAAAAACATTAATATTGAATAAGATCGCATCTAATGCTCAAAAGAAGGGAATTAACGTTGTTTATTTCGATACAGAGTCCGCTTTGGACAAAGATACCGCTGAAAGGCTTGGATGCGATGTTAGTAAAATTAAACATTGCCCGATTGAAATTATTGAAGATTGTAGAAATCAAATTGTCAAATTTTTAAAGGCGGTTGTTGATAACAACCTTCAAGGAAAATTCATGATCATTATAGATTCTCTTGGAAACTTGGTATCCGCAAGAGAAGCAAAAGTCATCGAAGATCAAAAGGACAGTGCCGACATGGGTAGCAAGGCTGTAGCATATAAGAGTATGTTGAGAGCAATTACACATTCGGCTTCAAAAGCAAATTGTCCTGTATTATTCTCAAATCATACGTATGATAATCCAGGTGCTTTGTATCCGACATTGGTTAAAAACCAAGCTGGAGGTTCTGGGCCTTTATACATGTCAAGCGTTCTTGTTCAAATGTCAACAAAACAAGAAAAAGCATCCAAGTTAGACAATAAGAATTCTGTAGAAGAAGCTACAGCTATTTCTAAGGATGTTAACGGATTGACACTAAGGTTTGTGACCACAAAGAATCGATTCGTGACACCATTCCTAGAGACTGAATTATATTTGAATTTCAAAACTGGTCTAGCAAAGTATTCTGGTCTATTGGAAATG